AGATGGTCGTTCACAAGTAGTATCAACTGATGTATCTGATACGATTGAAAGTATCTTACCAAACTTATTAAGAATATTTACAGCATCTGATAAAGTAGTAAAGTGTGAACCTGTAACTGCTGAAGATGTACCTTTAGCTGAACAAGCAACTGCATATTTAAATCATGTTTTTTACAAAGACAATGATGGCTTTCAATTATTATATAATTTTTTTAAAGACGCATTAATTGAAAAAAATGGTTTCTTAAAAGTTTATTGGGATGAATCAGAAACTGTTGAATTTGAAACTTATCAAAATTTATCTAAAGCAGATAAAGATGCTTTAAATGATACAAAAGACGAAATAGAAATAGTTGAAGAAGAAGAATTTATAGACGAAAAAGCTAAAGAAGAATTTAATAAATTACTAGAACAATACAAACAACAAGGTTTAGAAATACCACCTGCTAATGAAAAAGATTTTACTTTATATAATTGTAAAATCAAAAGAACAAAAAAACATGGCAAAATAAAAATTGAATCTGTACCACCTGAAGAATTTTTAATTGATCGTAATGCTAAAACAATTCAAGATGCAGATTTTGTTTCTCATAAAGTTTTAATGTCAAGATCAGATTTAGTGGCTATGGGTTATGATGAAGAAGAAGTAAAAAATCTTCCAGCTTCAAGTGATGATATTTATAATACTGAAGATATGGTCAGGCAAAGAAATGTAGATGAATATCCTGTAGATAATTACACTCAAGGTCAAAACACAAAAGTTTTAATTTATGAATCGTATGTAAGATATGATCAAGACGAAGATGGTATTGCAGAACTTCGTAAAATAGTTTCAGCAGGAGATAATGGTTCTACAATTTTAGAAAATATGCCATGTGATAATATTCCATTTGTAACAATAACTCCTATTCCAATGCCACACAGATTTTATGGCAGATCAGTTTCTGAATTAGTAGAAGATATTCAATTAATGAAATCAACTGTAATGCGTCAGTTGTTAGACAATATGTATTTAACTAACAACAACAGAGTTGCAGTAATGGATGGTATGGTAAACATGGATGATCTTTTAACAACTAGACCTGGTGGAGTTGTTAGAACTAAACAACCACCAAACCAAGTGATGCAACCTTTACAAGCTCAACCAATATCTAATCAAGCATTTCCATTATTATCTTATTTAGATACAGTTAGAGAAGCTAGAACTGGTATTACAAAGTCTGCACAAGGTTTAGATGCAGATACATTAAATTCAAAAACTGCAACTGGAGTAAATACTTTGATGACGCAAACACAAATGCGTTCAGAATTGATTGCAAGAATATTTGCTGAAACAGGTGTTAAAGATTTATTTAAAAAAATATTTGAACTTATGGTTAAATATCAAGACAGAGAAAGAGTTGTCATGATAAATAATATTTATGTTCCTGTAAAACCTACAGAATGGAAAGATAGATTTAATATATCTATTGTGGTTGGTTTGGGTACAGGTTCAAAAGAACAACAAACTGTTATGTTAAACAGTATTTTAGAAAGACAGATACAAGCATTTCAATTACAGGGTGGAAAAGAGTTTCCAATGGTAAATTTAAAAAACATTTATAACACTTTATCTAAAGTTATTGAGAACGCAGGTCTAAAAAATGTAGAAAGTTACTTTGTTGATCCTGATGTAGGTAAACAAATGATGCCACCACCTAGTCCTCCACCTTTAACTCCTATAGAAAAAATAGAATTTACTAGAATTGATGCAGAGAATAAGAGAAAAATTGCTGATCTTGAGTTGCAATACAAAGAATTACAACAAAAGTCAGAAGAAATGGCTTTAGATTTTGAAGCAAAAATAAAAGAAATGGGTTTAAAATATAATACACAATTAGATACTACAAAAATCAAAGCTGATGCAGATTTAGATAAGATGATGATGGCTAATCAATCCAAGATTCTTGAAAAAGCACAACAATCTGCTAATATGTTCAGCAAACAAGTACAAGGACTAGATGAAAATCAAAGACCAGGCAAGGAGATCGCAGGAGATCAGCCGATCCAACCAAGCCAAACAAATACTGGAGAGTAAAATTTTTATAGAGGCAATAGAATCTCTAAAAAAACTTTACTCTGAAGCACTACTTGAAAAAACTGGTGCTAAAGAAAGTGATACCAGAGAAAAACTTTGGATTGCTTACAATGTTGTTGGTAAAGTTGAACAACATCTGCAAACTTTAATTGAAACAGGAAAACTTGCAGAGAAACAACTTGAAGATTTTAGACAACAACAAACTAAAACAAAATTTTAACTATATAGTTAAAATAAGCCAAGTCATAAAGACAGCTTAACAACAGGAGGACAAATGTCTGACTCAAACCCATTGTTGTCAAACACAACAATACAAGGTGCTGCTAAACATATTGAAGGTTTAATGGACACAAAAGGTGTTATCAATAAACCTCAAGAAGAAGAAGCACAAGTTGAACCAAAAGAAGAAGCGAAAGCTGAAACTGAAGTTGAACAAAAACCTGAAGCTCAACCTGAACAGGAAGCTCCAGCTGAAGAAGAAGCATCCGAAGATCAAAATGCAATTGAAGAACAAACAACCGATCTACACCAGGTCATAGTAAATGGTGAAAAGATTGATGTTGACCTTGAAGAATTAAAAGCAGGTTATCAAAAAGATGCCGACTATAGACGAAAAACAGAGGAGATAGCGATTGAAAAAAGAGAGCTTAAATCCGAAGAAGATCGTCTTAAAAAACAGTATTCAACAAAGATGGAAGATTTAAATTCTTTGGTAGTTACTTTGAATGCTGAAATTAACAACGATATGAATTCCAAAGAACTAGATAAACTTTGGGATGAAGATCCAACTGAAGCTGCAAAGATTGATCGTAGAATTCAAAAACGAAAAAATACGATACAAGAAGCACAGCAAAAATTGAGAGAGCATCAGCAAACTCAATTTCAGGAAATATTAAGAGAAGAACAAAGAAAACTTCACTTAAGACATCCAGAGATAGCTGACCCTATAAAGGGTGCAACAGTTAAATCAAATATTGTTAGTTACTTAAGTTCTAAAGGATTCTCTAATGAGGATGTTTCAAGAATTTATGACTCAAGAATGTTTGATGTGATCATGGATGGAATGAACTTTAAAAAAGCTAAAGAGGCAAAACCAAATTTAGTTTCTAAAAAAGTCAAACCAACCAAGTTTGTTAAGTCAGGTGTCAAGTCAACAAAAGAAGAATTAAACTCCAAGTCTAGGTTGAATCAACTTAAGGCATTGAAAAAATCAGGAAGTGCAAAAGATGCTTCAGATTTATTAATGCGTTATTTATAAACAATAACCTTAAAGGAGATAAAAATGGCTGTATATCAAACATATCAAACAGTCGGCATAAGAGAAGATTTGGCAGATATTATTTATTCAATAGCTCCAACTGAAACACCTTTTATGTCTGGTGTTGCTAAAACAAAAGCAACAAACACATCACATCAATGGCAAACAGATTCGTTAGCTGATGTGGCTGCAAATGCTGCTGTAGAAGGTGCTTCAATATCTTATGGCACACTATCAGCAACAACTAAACTAACTAACAACACTCAAATTTCTACAAAAGCTGTTCAAGTATCAGGAACAAATGATGCTGTAACATCTGCTGGTAGAAACAATGAGTTAGCTTATCAAGTGGCTAAAGCTGCAAAAGAACTTAAAAGAGATATGGAAACTGCTCTTTTATCAAATGTGGCTACTACTGCTGGAAACGCAACAACTGCAAGAAAATTAGGTGGAGTTCAAACTTGGATTTCATCAAATGTTGATGCAGGTGCTGGTGGTTCTGGATCAGGTGGTGGAGCTGCTAGAACAGATGGTACTCAAAGAGCTTTTACTGAAGATCAGTTAAAATCTGTTTTGAGATCATGCTTTGATGCTGGTGGAAACCCTAACATGATTATGGTAGGTGCTTTCAATAAGCAGAAGCTATCTGGCTTTACTGGTGGTTCAACTAGATTTGACCAAGCAGAAGACAGAAGATTAGTTACATCTATTGATGTCTATGAAAGTGACTTTGGAACTTTACAAGTTGCTCCTAATAGATTCATTAGAGGTGCAAACTCTACTGCTGCTAAAAAAGGACAAGATGCTCTAGTTTTAGAGATGGACTTTTTTGCTGTTTCTTTCTTAAGAGATTTTGCTCTACAAACACCAGCTCAAACTGCTGACGCAGATCAGAGATTTATGGTTGCAGAGTACACTCTTGAGTCAAGAAATGAAGCTGCTAGTGGTGCTGTGTACGATCTAACAACATCATAATAAATAGTTTTGGTGGGGGAGTAATCCCCCATCATTTTAATTAACAATTTTGTTTGGTCTTTGAAGATTTATTTTAAAGTCGGAACGAAGCAAATAAATAGGATAAAAAATGAGAACACTTAACGATTACTTTTTAACTGCTGAAATAGAAGATATTTCAACAGCTTCATCAACTTTTGTTGCTGTACCTGATGGTGGTAAAATAGTTAAAATTATAACTGCTTTACAAGGTGCAATATCTGGAGGCAATGCTGCAATTACTTTTGAAATTGGTGGTACTGCTGTAACAAATGGTGGTATTACTGTAGCTCACTCTGGCTCTGCTGCTGGTACTGTAGATTCTGCTGAACCTACTGCTGCAAATAGAGTAGAAGAAGATGGAACTATTGAGATGATTACTGATGGTGGCTCTACTGGAGCTAAAAAATTACTTGTGACATTTGTTATAAGAAGATAAATAATAACTGGGGGGATCTTGTCTAGCGATACTTCCCCCCTCAAATTTAGGAGATAATATGAGTTTTAATTATGGATTAAGACCTACAACAGTTCAGATGATTGCCTTAAGTGGTACTACATCAACTCAATCAGCAGCTTTTGGTTCGCAATCAGAATATGTAAGAATTTGCTCTAATGCAGCAGTTCATATTTTATTTGGTGTTAACCCAACTGCTACTGCTAGTAGTATTTTTATACCTGCAAACGAACCAGAAATTTTTAAAATTTCTCCAGGTGAAAAAGTTGCTATTATTGGTACAAGTGGTGATGACATATCTGTTGTTGAAATGAGTGCGTAGTGGCTAGACAAAAGTTTGTTCACTTTGTTCCAAGACCTAAACCAAAGAAAAGACCAAGACGACATAAGAAGGACTTGAACAAACATGAAAAACGAATGGCTAAAAAAAGTCGTTACAAAGGACAAGGCAGAGTATGAAAAAAGATATTACATTTGATGGATTACAAAAAACAACTTTTATGAAAGATGACATAGAAGGTAAGATTGTAACCAAAGAAGAAGTTAATATTGATCCACATATTCAACACAATAAAAGATTATACAATTTAAATGATGGTTATTCTAAATCAAGAGATATGAAAAGAGTAGCTAGTATTCCAACTTTAGCTTTATCTGTCTGGGCTAATGAGTATAATGGTAGTAATAATTGGTTTGGACTTCCAAAAGAAGTACAAAAAAAAATATTAAAAAAAAAATTAAATTCAAGTGAGTTTAGATATTTTAAAACAGCAGAAGGTAATTTATAATGGCATTAAGTAGTTATTCAGCACTAAAAACATCTATTGCAAATTGGCTAAATAGATCAGATTTAACATCAGAAATATCTGATGACTTTATTGTATTAACAGAAGCAGATTTAAATTCTAAATTAAGAATTAGAAAAATGATTACTTCTACTTCTATAACTATAGATTCAGAAACAGAATCTATACCTGCTGATTTTTTACAAGTAAGAGATTTTTTTATTACTGAAGGTGGAA